GCTCGAACACGATGGACCAGAGGCGAGCTCGCCGAATCCTGGCCGAGGCAAGCGAACGCGCAAGAAGAAGAGCGAGCCTGGACTTTCGCAAGCTCCTGTTTCCGCAGCAGAGGGATCTGCTGGACGACGAGAGCAAAACGAAGGTAGCGCTTTGTTCGAGGCGGGCGGGAAAGAGCTTCGCGCTTAGCGTCCTGGCGCTAGATACTGCGTTTACCTTCGAAGGGTCGATGATCCCGGTCATCTCGATCACTCGCCAGCAGGCGAAGCGCATCGTTTGGCCGGTGTTTCAGGAGCTCGACCGACGCAACGAGCTCGGGCTGCGCTTCAACGCAGCCGAGCTGTCGTGTACGTTGCCCAACGGAAGCCAAATATTCCTGACGGGCGCGAGCACCGAGGAGGAGATCCAGCGCCTTCGAGGCCCCAAATACCCCCTCGTAGTCGTCGATGAGGCGCAGGCGTTCAAGAGCTACCTGGCCGAACTCGTGAGCGACGTGCTTGAGCCTGCAGTGCTCGACTATGATGGCTCCATCGTTCTCGCCGGTACGCCTAACGCCATATGCCGAGGATTCTTCTACGACGCCTCTCAGCCCGAATCAGCCTGGTCGGTGCATCACTGGACGCTGCTGGACAACCCGCACATCCCGCGAGCTGCGAAGTGGCTGGAGGACCGCTGCAGGCGCTATGGCTGGACCCAATCGAACCCCACCTACCTGCGCGAGTACAAGGGCCAGTGGATCCGCGACAGCAGCTCCCTCATTTACCCGAACATTCCCGTAATCGCCGAGCTCCCTGCTGATGAGTGGGAATATGTGCTTGGTCTCGATCTCGGGTACATCGACTCTACCGCGTTTGTGATCTGCGCTTACTCGACCGCAACCGGCCGCCTGGTCGTTGTCGAGAGCTTCAAGAACACGAAGCTGCTACCGAGCGACGTCGCCCAGATTGTTTCGGACCTGAACAGCCAATTCAGGTTCGAATCAATCGCCGCCGACGCGGGCGGCCTGGGTAAGGCTTACGCCGCTGAGATGTCCGAGCGGTGGGGCCTGAAGATCAAGAACGCTGAGAAGCGCGAGAAGCGGGCCTACATCGAGCTTCTCTCGGGTGACATGACGACCGGGGTCGCTTCCATCGTCGAGGGCTACAACGGTCCGCTGCTCGACGAGCTACATGCGCTGCAGTGGGATGATCACCGCCTCGCCCCTCATGAGCGCTGTGAGGATCATCTGGCGGATGCCTATCTCTACGCGTGGCGATGGTGCCATCAGTACTGGCGCGACGAGATCATTCCAGAGGCTCCGCGGCATGGATCGCCCGAGTATTGGAAACAACAAGAGGACCGGATCGAAGAAGAGCAGGAACGGCTGCTCGAAAAACAGCTCAACCGTACATGGTGGGATGATTTGGAGGTGAGCGATGGAGAGGGATGGTGAAGAGGAGAAGGCTCCAAGTCTGGAGATCACGACAGTTGAAGAGCTGATCAACCTGGTTAAACAGTTGAAGTTCCTCGGTGTAACTCAATTCAAGATCGGCGAAATCGCGATGGACATCAGCGGCGATTCTTTTCCGCAACCCGAGGAAACTACAGAGGAGGAGATACCCGAAGAAGAATTGCTATACTATTCCTCATAACTATGCAGCAAGAGCCATACATCGCCCTGCAGTGGTGGACCGCTGACCAGCCTTACGCCGACGTGGTCGAGGCGTTCCGTGTGATCGAGACAGCTGACACTCTGCGTCTGTCCTCGCTGCTGCGTTATGTGCGGCTCTATGGGAACAGTGAGTATGGGGGCTACACGCCGTTCTCGCACAACCAGGTGATCGACACAGCCCGGGTGACAATGAACGTCATCAAGGCGGTTTGTGACACCGCAGTATCTCGATTGTCGAGGCAGCGCCCGAGGCCCCGGTTTCTGACTCACGGGGGTAATTGGAGCCTACAGCGGCGGGCGCGCCTCTTGGAGCAGTTCACCGATCAGGCGTTCTACCAGGGCGGGCTTTACCAGCTCGCGCCGAAGGTCCTGCTTGATGCGGCGGTGCTCGGAACGGGCTGTCTAAAGATCTATCGCAAGGGGCGCGAGGTCCAGTTCGAAAGGGTCTTCCCGGGTGAGCTATTCGTCGATCCGGTCGATGGCTTCTACGGCCAGCCCCGCAATTTCTATCAGCGAAAATTTATTGACCGTCAGGTTCTTCTGCGCCTTTTTCCAGATCACGCCGCCGAGATTCGTCAGGCCAGCCGCACCACCGATAACATCGATTTCTCGAACACGACCCTCGTTGATCAAATCGAGGTCCTGGAGGCGTGGCACCTGCCCTCAGGCGAAGGTGCCACCGACGGCCGCCACGTCATCTGCATCAGCAACGCGACCCTCGTAGATGAGCAGTGGGATAAAGGATCGTTCCCGTTTGTCTTCGTGCGCTGGACCGATCCCATGTTGGGCTTTTGGGGTGAAGGCGTGGCCTGCGATATCCAGGGTATGCAGGTGGAAATCAACAAGCTCCTGATGAAGATTCAGCGAGCGTTCCACTTGATGAGCGTTCCCCGCATCTACGTCGAGAACGGCTCCAAGATCCGCAAATCATTCTTCAACAACGAGATCGGCACCATCATCCCCTACACCGGTCAGCCGCCTGTGCAGATGACGCCGCCGAGTCTGAATCGGGAGATCTTCGACCATCTGGAGCGACTCTATAACCGCTCATTCGAGATCGCAGGCATAAGCCAGATGGCCGCTACGAGCATGAAGCCTGCAGGGCTGAACAGCGGAGCTGCGCTGCGCGAGTATCAAGACGTCGAGAGCCTGCGGTTTACCACCGTTAGCCGCCAGTATGAGGAGCTATTCGTCGAGGCTGCGCGCCAGGTCGTCGGCCTCGGCAAAGACATTTACTCGGAGGACAACCGACACAGCGTGGTAGTGGCGAAGGACAGCAAGACCATCGACGTGGTGGACTGGGAGGCCGTGGATATGGACGCTGATAGCTATGTGCTCAAGGTGCACCCGTCCAGCTCCCTACCAGTGACGCCAAGTGGCCGCCTGGCGTTCGTCGAGCAGATGATCGCCCTCGGACTGGTAGGTCCCGAGGAGGCAAAGGATCTTCTCGACTTCCCGGACCTTGAAGCAAAGCTCAGCCTGGACCGGGCCGCGTCCACACTCATCGACCGCAACGTCGAGCTCATGCTTGACGAGGGGGTCTATACACCGCCCGAGCCCTATCAGGATCACCAGCTCGCCCTCAAAAAGGTGACCGCCGCGCTCATGAAGGCGGAGCAAAACAACGTTGAGCCCGAGCGTCTCTCGTTGATGCGTGAATACCTCGCGCAAACGCACCTGATGATGGAGCAGGCGAGGCAGCAAGCGCTTGCGAATGCTCAGGGGATGATGATGCCTGGAGCCCCACCGGCTCCGGGGATGGGTGGGGCGCCGCCTACAGCAATTGGCGCTACTGACGGCACCATGCCGGTCTAAGGATAAGCAATGTCAGACGAGCAAACACCAACGACGAGTGAGCCGGTGAGTGAAGCGCCGGAAACCCCTGCAGCCGATCCGCGTGCGGATCGTGACTACATCAACACGCCCAAGGCCGCCGAGGCTTTGCGGGCGCTGATGGCGCAGGAAAAGAGCAGCCGCGAGGCTCGGCAAATTGCGGAGGAGCAACACGCGGCGGTACAGCAGAGCCAAGCTCTGCAGCAACTGGCGAAGGCCGACCCGGTGGCGTTCCTCGAACGCTCGGGCATCAAGCGCGAGGATGTCTCCAAGCGCCTGGCCAGTCAGGAAGATCCTGTCGCGGGTATCCGCGACGAGATGGCGCAGATGCGCCAAGAGCTCAGTCAGCAACGTGAGGCCGCCGATCAAGCGAGGATGGAGGCGGCACTGACAGAGGCTCGGGAGCAGGTCAGAACCTATATCAGCAGCGCGGAGGATACTCCGCTCACCCGCATTACTGGGAGTGCCGATCAGGTCTGGCAGCTCATGACGCAGCACCATCAGCAAACCGGCGAGGTCATGAGTGAGCAGGAGGCCGCTCGTAAAGTGGAGGCCCATCTCACCGGTCAAATCGATAAGCTC